ATTATATGATGGATGATATTTATTAAAATATATAAAATTATGGTCAGAATATTTTTCAGACATCGATGTTACAAAATCTTCTTGAACTTCTACTCCGGTATATGTAAAATTAACATCACTTGGAATTGACCTTAATAAATTACCATTATTAAATCCATAATCTAAAAATGATTTGCCAGATAAATCTTCTTTTAAACAATACTCATATAAGTAATTGTTTCTATTTACATGATGTCCTCTATCTATTAACATTTCTATTGAATCTCCATTCATGACGTAATTTATTGTATTTTTCATACGATGAATCGTTTACAGTATTATATATATCTTGATTTTTTATATTAAAAACTAATTTTATAAAATCTTCTATTAAGATTGGATAATGTATATTTGCCAAACCATGTTTGAATTTACATTTTTCATTTAATCCTAATAATGAAAATTCCCAAAAATACTTATTGATTTTTTCAGGCTCTTTTTCATATATTCTAGGCGAATTAACTTTTTTAAGTTTATATTTTTTAATACCTCTCATATCAACATCGCTTATATTCATTTGTGGTATAAAACTAAATACTTTAGTATCTTTAAATACTTGTTCATCAATTTTCATTTCATATTTATCCATTGTATATTTTTGAAAATCTATTATTTTTTCTCCAAGCTCTTCAGTAGGTTCTCCTATAAACATAATATCTATATCTCGTGTATAGTTATATGGAAAATTACTCCAAAGATAAGTTTCCCAGTTATTAAATACTTCTAAAAATTTGTATTCTTCTAAACATAATATAAATTTATCAATATTAGGATGTGTCATCATCTTCACTATCAGCTGTCATGCTCCAACTTCCTGAAGCTTTTGTCCACAATGTAACTATTGAATTATTATCCTGATTTGCTCTTAATTGAAGAGATACAGTACCATCTCCGCCCGATGCAAAGGATGCAGTAGCTCCTGGCTCACCAGAATTACCATCAGCACTACAATAAATCATTGCTGACTTATGGACATTATTAGTTGCTCCAAAATCTATCCAGTCTCCATTCCATGAAACGTCAGTGCCTTCTCTGTCTGTCACGGGAACTATTCCAGTAGAAGCTAAGAGTACTGTTGTATCAGCACCGGTGACAGAATATGAATTACCCGACACACTACTATGTCTTAATTGTGTGGTTGACGTAGCTGCATTTGAATAAGCTTCAGATATAATAGCAAGTCCTCCATTCTCTGCGACCGATAAATCTACATTGGAATATACAAACCTTACTTCTATTTTATTTAAAGTTCCACTATAAGATACTTGTCCTTGACTAGTACTAGTCAAAGTAAGGCCATCGCCAGTTCTGGTTAAGAAAAAACTTACTCTCGGTCCGCCACTATAACCAGTTTCTAACCGAATATCACAAGTTGTTGCTATATCTTGTTGTGCAGCATTAACAGAATCACTAAATCCAGTAAATTGGGTTGCAAAATTTTGATTAAATGGAGTACCACCACCAACAGTATTATTCGGTGTTCCCCAGCTAAATTGACTATAGTCGTAAAATTCTGACATGGCGTATGGAGCCACCTGATTAGGCGAGCCTGTTGTGTCTATCATGAGTTGTGAACTTGCGGCCTGATAATCTGATACTCCATCAACTGATAAGCCTCTTAGTGATATATTAATTGCAGAGCTTCCAGCAGTGGCACCTTTCTCGGCCACAATCTCTGACATTTTTATTGTTCCTGAACTTTGTAACGCCATTATTTAACTATTCCTGATATTAAATCTTCAAAGGCTTCCACCTTTTCCGTCCTATTTGGCCAGTAAATATAATCTTTCTCTGGGTTTGCTTTTAAATTTGATAATAAAGGTAATATTGCATTGTACAATTTATTAAGCTTCTCTTCGTTTTGTTCAGCCGATGCTGCAACGGTAGAAGCTTCAGTTGATAATTTTTGTACTGCCTCTAATTCATTTTCATCTACAGCAGTAAATCCAAAATCAAATTTATCTAAATCTATACTCATAGTTGTTCCTCTATATTATTATATTTATAATGTCTAGGTACCTCTTTAGTTTTATCCTTATGTATTTGTGTAATACCATGACTAGGAGTTTTCTTTCTTACTTTTGATTTACCGAATATTTTTTCCCAGTTATCAGCATATAATTCTTCATTAGAATTTCTTCTCTTAGAACCTTTTCCGCCATGCCATTGTTTATTATCCATAATAATACCAGAATACTGCTGCACCAGCAATTAAACCAATTGCAGCAAGTGTTGCTATAACTCTTCTTCTAAATTGTTTTTGTTGTTTTAGTCTATATTTAGTTAACATATCCATTAGCTAAAAACAACTCCACCTCTTCTTACCAATTCATTTTTAATTTTTTGTTTGTCTTTTGGTCTAGTATTTGATGCGTTATACTTTTCTATTAACTCTTTTTTAGCAAATCCTTTTATATATGGATGAACCGTTGTAGTTTTTTTAGTAACTCTATCTATTGTTGTATGTGACTTTCCTAATTTTATTGGCATAATATACTCCTATTTTATTCTTTTAACGCTTCCTTTTAAATCAGCTAGATATGCAAACATTTCTACTGTAGGAAACTCTCTCTTCAAATCAAGTAATGCTTGTAAGTTTTCTTTATGGTCATCAAATAATCTTATTCTAGCATACTCACCAGTTTCTAAATACTTTCTAAATATAACTTTTTTATTTTCAGCACTTGAACCACTCATATTACCAGCTCTTTCTACATATACATCTTTCATTGGTAATCCATGCGATTCTAAAGTTTTAATAAAAAGTTTTTTATCGTCCATGTTAGCTCTTGCTGTGACAATAATAACCTTTGAACCTTTTCGAGTAGCATTACGTATAATAGCTTTTGCTTTTTCTATCATACGACCAATTGGTGTAGCTGTCTGATAAAATATTTTTGCTGATTTAAACTCACCATAATCATACTCTTCATTGTTTCTTAACTTATATGTATTAAACTCTTGAGGAGTTAAGGCTTTTGTTTTTCCAGTATTCGTATTCTTTACAATTACACGAGCTTTTGATACAAATAAAGTATCATCTATATCAAAGATAGTTAATCCTTTACCTGCTCTTTCTGCTAAAAACTCGTTAAACTTTTTCATAGATATATTATACCATACTTTTTTATATTTGTAAATATCTATTTATAAGTTTTTTAGGTGCAGTGGGTTTTTATTGCTTCAATTTTATCGTGTGCATCAGCTATCTTTTCAACTTCTTTTTCAATAGTTTCCACAAGGTCAGAGTGTTCTCCTATCCCTGCTGAATTCCTTTGATAAACTAATATATTTGCTTTTGCTACTTCTATTTCGCCTTCTAGTTTTTTAATTAAAGCTTTTAGTAAAAAATTTTCTACCATATTACCTCCCAAATAGTTTTCTTCTTTTATACTCATTGATTGTATTTATCAAATCTTGTGTCCAGTTATCTCTATCTTCTACAAATACTTGTGGTCCTTCATCTCCAGCAATACATACAACTAATTGTTTTATAGGCATGCCAGTTCTTTCTTCCCACATAATAGCATAAGCTGAACATTGCATAAAATAAGAATCAATCCATTCTTTCTTTTTTAATTTACGAGATGTTTTCCAATCTATTATAGAATCAACTCCTTTCCATTGACCAACTAAATCTACTCTTCCTGCTAAGCCTAAATGTTTAGAAAATAGTGGAGCTTCTTGTTGATATACCTTAGTAACACATTCATCTAAGACAGGTTGTATATCTTTAAATGTTTGTATATTGTGAGGCATTTCGTCTTTAATATATTCAGGGTCATTTGCCACGTATTTTTCTATTATATTATGTACTGTCGTTCCACGAGTACTTGCAATACGAGATATCCTATTCGCCTCTTCCTCACCTACGCGTGCGCGCCACGCTTGTATCGCGTGTTCAGATAGTATTGAAAGTACTGTCGTAACTGATGCGTACTTATTTCCTTCTGGGTCTGTGTAAAATCTGCCTTTATCGCCTGTTACAGCTTCAAGGTCGTTATATCCTAAGTCAATAGGTTCATGTTTAAATTTCATTTTGTTTTTATATTATCTCTGAGTCTTGGTGGCATACCGCTTTTAATTCTGTCTTGAACTTCTTTCCAACCAGAACCAGCTCTTGATAGAACTGATTTACCACCATCATGGTCAATATTCATAGTTGAATAATGTGATTGTATATTTGGATTTTCTTCTAAGTATTTTACTTTACTATCATATGACATTATTTTTTCAAATACTTCTCCAGTATCTTTATTTTTAAACTCATATGTTGGCATTTAACATTTCTCCTAATCGATTATATGTTGATGGTATATCATAACAAAGATAATCATATATATACCAGATTAAAAATCTTCTACTGGCTCTTTGATTATACCACGACATATCTTTTATATATCCTTTTAATTCAGTTAATATTCTTAAATCCTTTGTTATCCAATGATAATCTGGATATCCATAAGAAATAATTGGAACATCATGCATCATACATTCAATACCAGCAGTAGAATTCTCTATGATTGCTACTTTTGTTTTAGGTAATACACTATGAATTGATACATAACCGGTTATGACTTGATGTCCATCATTTTCCCATTGTAATATTGTTTTATTTAAATCTTTTATAATGTGAGAAGCTTTGCTAATTCTTGGATGTAATTTAATAACTAAGTTTTCATCTTTTAACTTATCTATTATTTGACACATTTTATCCCAATGATTTCCAAAGCCAAAACCTTTTACTGTTTCATCTTCTGGCATTTGACCAACAATTAATATATGGTCATCTTTTAATTTACCAGTTGCCTCTTCCCATTTAAATAATTCAGCACTATCCCATTTATTAGCTCTTCGACTAACCATTTCTTGGATTTCATTCCATTCTGTATTATCAACAACTCTATTTTCAAATTTTGGTTTATTAAAAGTAATAGAACTACTATTTGCATAGCCTAATGTATCTATTTGAAAATGTTTACCCGTGGGTGCTGTTGGTTTAAAGATAATAGAATTTTCTGGCATATCAGGTTCTAAATCTCGTGCGGTATGATTGTATATGTGTAAGTCTGCTTCTTTAGTTTCCGATTCACTATAACCCATCATGTCCAATGAGTGACGTATACAATCTGCAGCATATGCAAATTGACCTTTAAAGGTATATCTATGTTCATGGAATTTATACTGCATGAAACCATTTTGGTACAGGTCTTTTTGACCAAACCATTTTAAATCTTTCTTGTTTTGTTTGATAAAAAGCTCTGTATGATTTAACAGCATCTTCCATAATACATTCTGGATTAGAGCCCATTGCCAATTTAAAAGGCGTCAATTGACCAATTGGTATATTATTTGGACATTTAGATAAAACATTACGTAATTTAGTATCTGTTGAATGTGTTTTACCATATCGATATTTGTACTCATCACATAGTGCAATAAAATGTTTATAGTGCCAATTATAGTTTTCTGATGATTCCATAGTCCATATTGTACATGGATGTCCCATGTGTACAGCTTTATAAAGAGTAAATTCTGTATCATTATCCATATACCAATACTTTACCATAGTCTTACCTGACTTTGAAGCTTTTCTGCATTGATGACCATCAAGCATTCTATGAGCTGTTGAAAGCATTTGGCCTGATTCTACAATCATTTTTACAACATGTTTATCGCATTGTTGTTGTGCTGCGATAACTGGATTATTGTCTAGTACAAATAAATTCATAATATATATTATAACATATTTTCTATGTTTTGTAAACTATTTCTTTTTCTTTTTCTTATGTAGTTTAGCGTATAGTTTATGTTGTCTTAACTCCCGTATATCTTTCACTAATCTTCTTTTCTTTCTTGCTCTTGAAGACTTTATCATTCTGTCTCCTTGTTTAGTTAATTCCATAGTAATCTCCTGTAATTAAATTAAACATAACAAAACAGATTTTTCGATAGGCGTGCCTCCTATTTAACTATTAGATTTGGAAATGCATCACGAACTAATTTTTTCGTAATACCCTTACACTTCAGTTTTTTGTCTTTAGCTGCAATAAGTAATTCAGCTTCTTCGACATGAAGTGATTCAAGCAAATTTAAAAATAAGCTTTCTCTTTTCAGAGGCTTCATATCATTTGCTATTGGTCCTTTAAAGAAATACTTGAATTGAGTATATGCTTTGTTCAATATTGTATATTGATAATCTTTAGGAGCATCATCTTGACGATAATTTGGAGCTCCTTCAGGTAAAGCTGATACAATTGTATCATCATACTGAATTCTCAATATGTCTGTAAGACCTGGTGATTTATTAAGTTGAAGGAATTTAATCCTTTCATCTCTCTTTATGATTTTGCCTGCTTCTTCCAGGACTTCTGATACTAATTTTCTTCTAGCCATTGTAAAATTCCTCCACGACTTCAATCAAATGATTACATCTTTTCTTTATTAAATAATTCAATATTTTCATATTTGGTGTCTTTGCTTGACTGTTAAAATTATTTATAATAGATTCTTGTATGTCTTCTGGTATATCTGTTAAATCAATAAGCTTTTTATTCCTTTGATAGTTACGATATATCTCATCATCCATTTGTTCTCTTAAATTGTCTGAATGTTCTAACCAACTATCAATCCTTGTTTGTCTTAGTGGTGTTTGAGAGTTTTCACTGATAAATGTATCATCAGCTGATAGAACATTTGGTATACCATCACCACTATCTCCTCTCATGATATGATTAAATAAATATGTTCTTGGATTTTTATCTGTGACAAATTTCTTTTGTATTGGTGACCATTGTTTTACATTTTTGTATTTTTGTAATTGTATAAAGTCTTTGTCTGAAGATATAATCATTACTGGTTCATCTTGTCCAAACTCTTGGGTTTGCATTGCAAGTGTACCAATAATATCATCAGCTTCTACACCTTCCATGTGTATAACTTTATATGGTAAATAATCTCTTATTTCATCTCTGACAGTATGTAATATTCTAAATATTTCTGTCCAATCTTGAGATGATTCATCTCTATTCTTTTTACGAGATGCTTTGTATTCTGGAAAGAATTCTTTTCTCCAAGTGTTCATACCATCGGCACATATAACAACTTGGCCATATTCATCTCTATGTTTTTTATTATACATACGAATACTGTTAAGTATCATATGCCTTATCATACTTTCATCATTTAATTTTTGTACAATTATATTTGAAAGTGCTATTTGACTGTAATCAATTAGTATCATCATCATCTCCTTCTGGGTCTAAGTCAAAGTCTGGTTCGAATATAAATTCTCTTTCACCATCTTCTGGTACAAAGGTATAAAGGTCATCTTGAGCTTTTTCATTAATAATAATCATTTCTTTTATTTTAACATAAGCATTATCTAATGTTTGATGTAATCCATGAGGTATACCATACCATCTGTTAAACATTGCATTTAACATATTAACAATAACAAACATATCTCTCGATTCTTGTTTTGTTTCATCTCTGAAATCCATGTCCATTAATGTTTCACTTACCTGACCAGTTGTAATAAACTCTTCTAGTACTTCCATTAGGTAATGTGAACAATCAACACAATCATTACTTAAAAAATTTAAGTTATCTTCTTCTTTTTTTGCTTCCTGTTCCTTTGGTGTAGGAAAAGGAATAACGTTATCTTTGTACTTTTTTGTCATTATAGTATATTATAACATACTTTTAAGTAAATGTAAACATTTATTTTAAAATATTTTTTACTGAATTTGCACCAATCCTACAATTAATTATACCATTATAATATTGTTCTGAAAGTAAAACTTCTCTTTCAAATTGTTCTTTAGTTTCCATATAAGCACATTCACCTTTTGTTTTACATAAATGTAGTATTTCTCTATAAAACATATCTTTACCACACTGAGCTACATCTTCTTGTAAATGCTTATTTGAACCCCAATAATCTCTCCAGTCTGATTCGACCTTTAATCTTTGTCTACGTTTTCTTTTTTTGGTAATAGGAAGAGTCTTAGCTTTCCAAAAGAATTTTTTACCAATATATTTTTTGTTTGTTGCTCGATTAGTTATACAATAGACAAACCCATACCACTCCTTTCCATATCTTTCGTAAGTAAAAGGTTCATCAGGAGTAAACTTTAATCCTTGATACATCCAATCATTCATTAAAATCTAACTCGTCAGCATCATCATCAGTAGGTTCACCACAATGAGGACAGAAATTTATTTTAAGTTCTCTATCGTCAGGCTTAATCACTATACGTGAGTAGCAATATTCGCATTCTAATATCATAACTCTACGCTAGTCAACTCTTTTAATTCTGTATATCCACCAATTTTTTGACCATCTAAAATAATTTGTGGAAATGTTCTAGCACCTGGAAATGTTGATAGCATTTCATCTCTATCAAAATCAGTTCCTAGTTGCTTATATTCAAAATCGAGTCCTTTTTGTTCGCATAAGTTTTTTGCCATATCGCAATATGGACAT